CGTTGTCAAATTCTTTACTGTTCCTTTTGTACTGCGTAACACCTGCTTTGATCCAACTAGGTAGCATGTCGTATGCATAACGCACTCTTGACATTATATCAGATGCACCTGCGTATTTGTGAGCCTCAATTAGTATCTGTGAATCTGGTCGGAACATAGCGTACCAAATAAGGTACCCTGAGGCACAGGTTGTCTTACCTGTTTGTCTTGGTAGCATCGCTATCGAGAACCTATGATCGTTGTAACTGTTGATTAATCTTTCTTGGTACGGGAATGGGTGGAACGGCATAGAACCTTTGACTGGATGTTGTATCTTCATGAACTGTTTCATAAAGAACAATGGTCCAGATTTAGGATCCATACACTGCTCAAGTTGTTCTACCTGTTCTTTGGTGTATTTGTGTTTTTTATGCGCCTTCTTAATTTGGTCGCTATCTAGTGATACATACGCCATGGTATAGTATTTAACGCTGTGTTGTGACTTAGAAAAGTATTACTTTGCTTCTTTGTCTTCTTTGTCTTTAACGGCTTTTTTCATCGGTTCTTTTTTGTCGCCGTCTTTGTCCATGTCTAAGAAGTCAGGCTTTGGTGCTTCATCCATCTTGGCTTTTTTATGGTATGCTTCTTTGAAATTTTCATACTGTGTTCTAAGACTGTTTGCCAACTCTTCTTCAGTGATCTTGTCTTCTGCAGTCATTGGGTTATCACCTGGTTCTGCTCTTGAGAAAGAACTTTTCTGTCTGTTTAATCCACCTGAATGTTTGTTTACTAATGAATCAACATCCTGAACTTTTTCTTCAGGTTCGTTTGCAAATGTTTCTGCCGCTTTTTCTTCATCTGGTGCAGTCATCATGTCTCTCATCTTGGCCATTTGCATAGACCCCATAGCATCGTCTTGGTCCATGTCTGGTTTAGGTTCCATGTCCTGGTCAGGTTGATTCATCATTGCTGTGTCTACTGGCTGTACACCTGCTAGTTTTAAAATTTGCATCATCATGCCTGCTTCTTGAGGCGTGTCGGCAGATATCTTAATATCTTCTTTTACTTCTTCTTTTTTATCTGCTTTCTTGTCGTGGTATGCTTTTAGACCTGCTGGCATTTTGCCTTCCACTGCTTCTGGTCTACCGTTTATTGAATCCCAAAATCCTGCCATGCTCTCGCCATGTTTCTTAATGAATTCTTCTCTAGATAATTTCTCTGCTTCGTCGTGCAAGTAATCTTTCATGCCACCTTCTTTCATTTTTTCTTTTTTAGAAATGGCAATCGCCGCTTGTTGTTTTGGATTCATTGCTTCAGTTGGATTTGTTCTCTGAACATTGTCAACAGCATCAGCAACCAACTCTGGTTTCGTCTCTGCTATTTCTCTTAATTTTTGTAGTACGTCGATCATTTCCATAACTTTTTTCCTTTATTGTTTAAAACCCTGTAGTGCTGTTGGATGTGGATTTCCTTTGACTGGTCCCGGTCCTGTACTTATCGGTGACCCTGCAGTCTTGTCATCCTCGTTTGGCATTATGTTTGATTTTTCTTTAGGAGCATCTACTGGATTAGGTTCTCTGTCTTTTAGTAATTCTTTTAGTAGACCCATGTTGTGTTTGTCACCATAGTGCTCTTCACCTTTCACTGGATGTTCTTGGAATTTAGTTTCTACGCTGTCTAATTTGTTTGCGAATTCTGATTTTTTTGCTACCTGCATCTCAAGTTGGTATTCCTCTGTTGGCTCACCTGGTTTCCTAACAACCATGTGTGTCATTGGAATCCTTAACAAGTCCGAAAGGTATTCGTGCATGACTCTCGGTGACTCTGGATAATTCGTTGTGACGTCAAATATTGTCACTGACTCATTGCTTAAGGCAGGAAAATCAAGTGGTAGTGTCATGATTGGTGTAGTCTTACCTGCTGACATACTGGCAAGATCAAATTTTTGTAGTGCTGTTTCCAATGCATTCTTGTCGATGTCTTTAGATGCACCAGCGATCTTTATTTTGTAGTCATATGACTTAACTGCTTCTGTTAGGTAGTCTTTAAATGTGCTCATATGCAATATTTAGTCTTTTTTAAGTAGTTTCTTCATTAATTCATTACGATCAGATATCACAAATCCGTCGCTTTCTTCTATAGGACCCCCGTCTTTGTTGCCCTGGTCTAACTTCTGCTTTTTTAATTGTAATTCTATCATTTTAAGTTTCTTGTCTATTTTGCCGCTTTTAGCATCTATGGCATTACGTAGGAAATTACCAGCAACCTCAAAAATACGTCCTGAGTAACGGGAGTCAACGTTCATGCCAAGATCCATCAAATTCTTATAACTTTCTTCTGCTTCTATGGCCAGTTTGTCTAGTTCTAGGTCTGACAGTTCGCCAAGTCCTTTCACTTGTGGCAGTGCGGCCGCAACTTTGTCAAACTCTGCATAACTTTTCTGCAAGTTCTTCTGTGTTTGAGGATCAAGGTTTTTTGTTGACGGATTTCCGTTGGCTGTTTTCTTAATTTTTTTATCTTTTTCTTTCTTATCTACTTCTTTGAATGCTTCCTTAACATTTGGTAAATTAAGAATGTCTTCTAGTTTCTTTGTCATTGTTTTATTTACTTACGTTTGCCGTTATGGAACAACTGTTCTTCTGATACAACCCTAAATCTAATCTTTCTCTGTTTAGCATAGGCGTTTGCGGCCTCCCATTTGGCCATGTTTATAACAACTTGTTTTTTCTTCGCCATGCTCTTGCCGGCGGCCTCTATTGATGTCTGACTCATTGGTTTGATTTCAACCATTTCAGCATGTTTCTTGCCTTGCTTGTCTTGATACACTATGAAGAAGTCTGGCACGTACACAGTGTACTTGCCTGTGAACGGATGCCTGTATGGTATCTTAATGGATTCACTGGCCCACTGATATACGTTTGGGTGCTCGTCACACAGTCGCATGAACGAATGTTCCCAACTGGATCTATAAGTTGGTGTTTTTGTTCCAACATATTTCTCCCCGTTCTTGGGAGAGAACTTGCCTCTCGCAAATCTGGGTAACATTAGTCTATGATATTCCTAGACACTGTATCCTTGGCATTCAGCGTTTGCCTTACACCTAGCCTGCTTGACTTGTATCTATTGGCATTAAGTATTATAGTGATGAGCTCTGACAGTAAGGCTTCTTTTGCGTAGCCTAACTGGTCAAGAATCTGTTGTGGTTTTATGTTGTCAATTTTTGCCTGAGCCAGGATTGCGTAGGCAGTCGATTCTGCCGCCTCCCTAGAAAAATTACGTTTGACAAAGAATGCCACTGTGCTGTCATACTCTCCCACGTTGAATTCATAATCTGTTTCATACTGTGTCGTCGTTAGTTTTTCAACGGTTTTCTCAAACTCGTTTTTGTCCTTTTGTGGTAAGTTTGTGTAAAATTCAGCCATTACAATGTTGCCTTCTCTGTTGCTATTTCTACGTCCAGTGATTGTCTTTCAATTTTGATGTATCCTTCATTCACCAGTTTCCTGATGTCTGTTATTGCTTTACTAGTGTAGACAGTTTTTACATTGTCAGATGATCCGTTGTACTCAACATCGGATTCCGCCACTGTGAGATTTTTACGAGAGCCTATGTCTTTGTAATATATTCCGGCCGCGATCTCGTCTCTGACGTTTTCGTCATTGTTCACCAGATGGAATGCCTCGTCTGGTGCTAAGAAGTTGATTGTGTCTATTGTGCTATTATTAATAACTGTGTTGTTAGATTGATTGCTGTTGTCGATTGTGCCTACAGCAGTTGCGAGTGTGGCCGCACCCAATACCGCCGCCCCAACAGTAAACTGTGAAACAGGGTTGCTTATAGATCCTGCTTGTTTGCCAATGTTCAATACACCGTCTTTGGCTATGCCCTTAAGTTCTTCTTTGACATCTCTCTTCTTAATCCTTTTGGCATTGTTGTAGGTGTTAGACGCTGACAGTATGGCACCCAGGATGTTACCTGATTGAACATTCCTTATAACAGATCCCACGCCGTCCACAACTCCTCCCGGTCCAAATATGCTGTTGGTCCCACCTCCTAACACAGTTAGGGGACTAGGCGAATTATCATAATGCACCGTTGCAAAGCCAGGTACGTTATTCCTGTTTATGATTCCTGACTTGTATATCACTGTCTCGTACAAGATTTGCATGGTGTTATTCATTACACCTGCACCGTCTGCCTGGTCTAAGTTGTCGTGTGAGAATGAGCCAATAACTGGATTTACAAGTGTCATTGATGTGAATCTTTTTTTGTGTAACACAAAAATTTCAATACCTTTAAGATAAGGTTTTTGTCTGACCTTTGGTGTGTCCATACCGAATTTTGTTGTTTTTCTAGCATCGCCAAATAGATAATAATCATCTTTAGTGTTAGAAATAGTCAGGTCACTGTTCATGCCTATAGAGTCTGCTATGTTGTACTCATAGTACTTCTTCCAGAATGCGTTCACGGTGTCTGCATGGTCGTCATGGAAAGTTATGTTCACAGGATCATATGCTATCCTGGTTCCTGCGTACATCTTCTTGTTGTACTGTATTTTTTCCTCGTAACTCAGGTTATATTTTGGTAGGTCACATGCTTTTACTAACATGTTTAGTTGGTATCTCTCATTGGTACTGAAACCATCTACGAAGAGTGTTTCATCGGTGTTGAATACAACATGGAACAGGAATTTCTGTTTGGGCATCAACTTGAAATTGTCGTCAACGTACAATCTCGATGCGTGTTGGTAGTCTTTCATACCTGGTAATCCGTCCTGGAAACCTTTTAGGAAGTTGTTAATGCTTGGCATACTGTTATTTATAGTCACAAAAAAAGCGCCTATAAAGACGCTTTTTTGCTTATAATTGCTAACTTAATTTTTTATTATTGTCCACCACCAGTACTCAAAGTACCGATCGTTCTAGCCACTGCTGTTCCAATTCCTGTTCCTGTTGGAGTTTGGATCGCGTTGTCGTATCTTATTGACATAGTGATAGTTGCTGGATCTGAAGTTGCGTATGCTAATGAGTTGTAGTTAACGTTCTCAACATATGCACCGTACAATTCAAATGTTTCTAACACATTTGGTGCACTTGCTCCGTTACCACCGTCTAACATTTCTATTCTACCAGTGAATTTGTAATCAATACCTGATGCCGCACTTGACTGTTCAAAGAAATCGAACTGTTTCTGGATCTGTTCACCAACCAGTTTAGTAACTGAGTTGTTAACGTCATCTCTCAATGTGATTGTTATTGGATCCCAAGTGTGTTTACCTGCAACATAGACTTTCGAGTTGTACACATCTAGTGTCACGTTATCGAAAGTCAAGTTTGGTCTTGTTATGTCTATGACTTGTTTTGTTAGTTCTGATCTTGGTGTTGATACTCCAAAATTTTCAAGTATTGCTCTGAAACGATACTGTAGTTTTGGCATCAATAAACCTTGTGATGCTGAACTCTGATCGTTTGCTAGTGGTACTGTAAATTTTGATAAAGTTGATATTGCCATCTGTTTCTCCTATTTATTCAAAATTAGTTCCCTAACTTTGCAATTTCTCCTGTGTTTTTGATTCTCAACGGTATGTAAATGAATTCAACTGATTTGATTGGCTCAATTGCTATGTCTACATACAGTTCGTTCCTGTCTATCCTTGTAGGTGTGTTGTTTGTGTCATCACAGACTACTAGGAAATCAAACAATGCTCTCTGACCAACAAGTTCTAACAAGAATGATTCAACTGCGCCTTTGATCTCATTCCTTGTAAGTTCATCATTTGGTTCGAATATGAACGGTTTAGCAATGGCATCTAATTGTGTTCTTAGGTACACTGCCAGTCTCGAAACATTTATTCTGTCTAGAGCCGAACTTGCTGAAGTTTTTGTCAAGTTACCAAAGTTTACAATTCCTGCTCCTGAGAAGAATGTTATTGGATTGACTTTAACTTCGTGCATTGAATCTCTAACAGACTCTGTGACAGATATTGTTTCAAACTCTCCAGAACTTGTATCTATGTAACCAACTGATGTAGCGTTGTCAACAACACCTCTTCTAGTCCCTGCTGGTGCGAACCATGGGAAAGCGATGTTGTCGTTGTTTGCTAGTGTTCTCAACATCATGTGTGATGGTGGTACAACAATAGTTTTACCTGTGTTGTCAGTTGTTTGTCCTGATGGATAAAACACTCCCAAGAAATCACTTGAACTGATTAGGCCATCTTCGCCGTTGTCAAGTGCACCTGCTGTGTTATTAGCCCAGTTTTGTATGTTAGTTGACGTACCTTCTAATCTCAAAGGTGTGTCACCTACTATAAACGCTGTGTTGTTTCTGTCAGTGTTCAAGTTAATCATGTTTTGTATCAGTTCAGGGTAACCAGGTACAGCAATCACGTTGTAACCTCTTTGGTCTTCTCTGATTGCTTGGTTGGTATCGATCTCTGATTTAAGTTGCTCAACAATAACTTTTCTCTGTGCTTTTCTTCCGAAAGATCCAGAGCCGTCTGCATTGTTGCTTGATTTAGTAACCCATCTGTCAGGGAAGTAACCACTCACAAGCTCATTAGATGCTCTGATGTTACCTAAACCTGACGATCCACTTCCTGGATATTTTTGAGAAGTGATGTGATTGTTTTTGTATTCCTTGACATTGTAACCAGAACGTCTAGTGTTCCAAAGCAAGATACCTTGTGGGAATAAAGTTGGATCTGGAGCATCTGGGTCTAGGAAGCCATCACTCAACAAGTCTTTGATAGGACTCATTGGACCTGCATTACCTGTTTCCAGTTGGTCTAATCTGTCCGCTGTAGTTTGCATTCTTGCATCCGCGAAAACTATACCATCTTCTGTGGTTTGGTCTGTTTTGTCAACTAATTCAAAAGCCGCGCCTGTAGTTGTTACTGCAACTTGGTTGGCTGTGTTTGTAGAACTTAGAGTTGCCGCTGTGTTATATCTGTAAAGTTTTGGATAGTTCTCAAGGTCGCTTGTGTCAATCCATAAGTCGTTGGTCACAAGTGCTGTACCATCTGATTGGGTAGTTGGTGCTGTTGCACTGAACTGCGGACCATTAGGGTCTGTTGTAGAGTATGCTGTAGCATATCCAACGAAAGTTGTTCCGTTGTGCGCCATGATGTCTGCTTCGTCTATTGAAGTAGCGTACCAAAGTGTGCCATCTGCTGGCTCACTTGTCGGCTCATTCAATGATGCAGTGTAGCTCAATCTTTTGAAGTTTGAAGCCACAACAGCATTGTTGGCTGATGAGTCTAATGATTCTCCTGTAGGAGCATCGTATAAATTATCAATCAACGTTGAACTGTTTGCTGTGAATGATCCATAACTGTGTGCAGTGGTTGTGCTTATACCTGCGTCTGCTAATGGAGTACCTGATGTGTCTACCATCCTGAACTCACCGCCCAGTTTGTGTTTGATCTGTATTGCACCAATGTTATCACCTGTAGTAATAACCTCTGCTTCTAGGTTTGTGAAGTTCGCTGTTGAGAAAGCAGTCACAAAGTCGTCCGCGTCACCTAACGTAGAACCGTCTCCTGAAATCATAGTAACTGTTTTTGCAGTGTCTAATGCTTCTTGGTTCTTCAATGACTCTTGTACAGAGAACGTCTCACCTGCTGTGAAACTTGGATCTTTTGTCTTAGACTGAATTATTGTTGCTCCGCCTTCGTATCTGAAAAGTTGGAAGTCGCCCACGTTAGCAGTGGTGTCCACTCCACCTAGGTCATCTGCACCCATGCTCTCTTCAGTGATGTTGAATTGTGTGTAAAGTTGTCCTGTTGTCAATGCAGTTCCACCGTTGGCCGCGTCTAGGTTAAAGATCGCTGAGTGGTTTGTTGCAAACAATGGCGCCGCCACTGTTGAGAAACTTGCACTCGCTGAACTGTAAAGTTTCGCTATGATGTTCGCACCTGAGTTTGCAGAAGATGTCTTGAACCAAACTGATCCGTTTGGTCTGTTTTCGTCTGCAGTTTTCCATGTTGGTCTGCTAGTGTGTTTTGCTTGTAGGAATTTAGGTCCTTGGTATACACCAGTTGTGATTCCTAGGCTTGCTAATAGACCAGTACCTTCATTAAATCTGATAGATCCTGCACCACCTGTTGAGTCACCTGCATTTCTTCCATTGTGGAAGATCTCCAAGTTACCTGTTACACTGTTAACACTTGCAGTAACGTTAGTCACGTTTGTGCCAATCGCTGTTGCAACATTTGATAATGCTGTGCCTGATACTGTGATTTCCGTATCGTTCAATACCATTTTGTGTCCACTAGTAACTGTCGTTCCTGAAGCAACTGTAATAATTGGTAATGCCGCACTCCAGGCACTTGAACCTACGTGGTTCCATTCATTACTTGCGTTCTTTTTGTAGATCTTGTTTGACACGTGTGTCGTGTTGATTGCGTAACTTCCGACAGATCCAATGTTCTGTTTTGGAGCACCTGTTGAAGCAGATCCTACAAGGTCAGCAGTCGTAGTAATTAATATTGGAGTAATGGCTGTAAAAGTTTGATTAGTCTGTGACCATTCGAATAAACCGTAACTGCTTGATGCAAGGTCAAACCAGTATGTTCCGTCCGTTGGTCTCGCTGTCGGTGCCGAAGCACTTCCAACTAATTCTGATGTGTCCACATTCGCTCTTAGAACAAAAGCTCTATTGGCAACTCCTAAAAATGAGTAAGCCGCTTGTAGTCCCCATTCGTTCAATTCATACCCATGAAGTGAACTTCCTGATGCGTCTGTGTAGAATTTTGGATCTCCAAAAGTCTCTGTTAATTCTCTTTGAGAAGAAATCAAGAATGCTGTGTTGGCGTTGGCCGTTTGTGTTCCTGACGCAGTGCTGTCTCCTGCTCCTGTTTTCTTGTCCTGTGATGATGCTACTATGAATAGTGGTGTTGTACCCGCATCTGATGGTACATAAAAGCTCTCATTTATTATTGAAACTTCTACTCCTGGTGATGTTAATGCCATTTTTCGTATTCTCCTTGCAAGTTACGTATATACTAGAGTTATTTATTCAATCATATGGTTTTTACGACAGAATTTACCGTTTTCTAGGTGCCTATATAGGGAACGTAAATACACACATGCAGTACAAAGATCGACCATTGTGTAAGGAGTGTAGATCTAAGCCAAGGGCATATGCCTACAAGCGTTATGGCAAGGTCTATTGGCGTAGTCAGTGTGACACCTGCATTCGCAAAAGAGCAGGGAAAAAAGTTGGCGGAGTGACTGCTTTGCAAAGATCAGGATACAAGATCAAAAAGAAATGTGAGCTCTGCGGATTCAAGGCTCAAGACAAATCTCAGATGGATGTGCTATTTGTGGATGGAAATCTTAGGAATACTGTAACCAATAATCTAAAAACTGTTTGCGCCAATTGCCAACGGCTGAGTAGCACTCGTAGACTTGGATGGCGTGTTGGTGATCTTGTTGCTGACGATTAAACTATCTATCTCGGTGTAAAGTTGTTCCTTAGTGCCATTGTTATGTATTACAAAGTCAAATTCTTCTCTGGCCCATGCATACTCGGATGAATGTACACCGGTTGGTTGGATGTTCCCCTCAACATAATTTGTAAACCATTCAGGATCTTTACCCCTTTGCACTAGAATAATTTTGCCACCATGTTCCCTGATCTGCCTAACCTCATTGGGGAATCTTGTGTCTGCTATAACGGTGTTTTGTCCCTTGTATCTGCCAATGCAACTGTCTACCCATATTCCGTCGTACATCTGCCCACGCATTACTTCTGTGCCAAAGTACTGCAACACCCATCTAGGGGTGGTTGGCTTACCAAATTTTTTGCTCCAAAATTCGTCAGGTTGTTCCCTCCAGTGTCTGCTTGATTCTGTGTCTCCTTCGAGCATGGATCTATCCCAATTGAACATTGATGCCACAGCATCTTTAAGACTTTTTGCAAAACTATCTTTTTTATAACCGTGTTGCTCAACTAATCTGTCAGCAACAGTGCCTTTTCCAGAACTTATTAAACCTACTATACCTATCAGCATAGCAGTATTATACTATTTTTTTAGTCTTATTTCAATCTCTTTAATTACTTCTTGGACAGATTTTAAAATGGTAATTCTAAGGCTTTTCTTTTTTTGTTTTAAAGCAACGATACTCATGTTCTCAAGTTCTTGAACTAACACTTCTAGTTCGTCTAATGTGAGATCAGAATAGTTTTTGTATTTTGAGTCTTTCATACCAACTATTTAAATTGATATTGTTTGGTATTAACCAATAACAAAACTATGAGGTGTGCCACCTTCTTGGAAATTGCCTATTTCGTTTTCTAGTCTTTCCATCTCTGCTTGGCCTTCGTTCTTTAAAGCATCACCGTTAAGTGTCGTCCCGCCTTGTGGACCTGCGATTGTGTTGAACTTACCTCTTGCTTCGCCAAGCATTACTTTAGACACTGCAAGAGCATAATCTCTGATCCATGGTTTAGAGTATATGTCTTTGAAAAGTGTGATGTCAGGCCTAAAGTTGTCAGTGTGCATAAGAACTGTTTCGTTGTCAGCTCTTGGCCTTTGTGTAATAGTTAATTTTTTTGTTGCTACATCAAAATGGAACTGTATGAAACTTCCAAACATCTTTCCTACTAATTCTTGGTATGATGCGAAAGCGTAGTATGTTGCTAATCCACCTGTCGCACCTGCTCGTAGCAAGTATGTGTTTGTGTATGCTAAGTTAAACGGTTCAAACAATGTTCCACCTTCGCCGCCTTCTGTTCTAGATCCAACTGTTCTTCTGTTAAGATTTCTTACATTGATTATCTCATCTGGTAAAATATATGTATTTTGATTTTTCTGGAGCTCAAGAAAAGCATAAGATTCTTCTACAGCATTTGATGATCTCTGTCTAAATTTGTTCACGGCTCTTTCCAGCGCCGTTTGATAGTGTTTTGGGTCTAATTCAACGTCAATCATCCCTTCACCGAGATTGTTCTTAACGTAATCGAATATTTCTTGCTGACCTGTTTGTAGTTCTGACATACTCATATTTATAGCCTTTGCCTGTGCAATAAATATGTATGACATGCCAAGATTATCCATTTTTAAGCCTGAAAAGGGCAATGACTACAAATTCTTTGATCGAAACATCAGAGAGATGTTTACAGTAGGCGGTACTGATTTACACCTACACAAATATCTAGGACCTTACGATCAGGGAGATCAACAAAAGGACGGACAGGCTTCTCCGACTCAACCCAACTACGCAGGTAGCGAAATTAATGAAACTACAATCCAGGATCTGTTGTTTTTAGAGAACAGAGATAGGAAATATCACAGTGATGTCTACACAGTCAGAGGCATATACAATGTGCAGGATCAAGATTTCAATCTATCTCAGTTTGGTATGTTCTTGTCTAATGATACATTATTTTTGACTGTACACATGAATGACATTGTTGAACGTATTGGCCGGAAGCCAATGTCGGGCGATGTCCTAGAGTTCCCACACATGAAAGAAGACTTTTCATTAGATGAAAGTATTCCGATTGCACTAAAAAGATATTATGTCGTTGAAGATGTAAACAGAGCCGCTGAAGGATTTTCTCAAACTTGGTGGCCGCACTTGCTAAGATTAAAATTAAAAACACTTGTGGACTCACAAGAGTTTAGAGATGTAATTGGTGATGCAACAACAACGAATAGTCTGGCTAGTTACATGTCAACATTCAATAAAGAGAAAGAGATTAACGACCAAGTTGTGGCACAGGCAGAATCAGATGCACCCAAGGCAGGTTTTAATTACAAACAATATTATGTTGCACCTATTGATGAAAGAGGCAACATCAGAACAGATAACGTGAACACGGAGAGTCAGAGAGCAAGTAGTAGTACCACAGTCAATGCATCCATTGACACTCCTGCAAGTTCACACTATGGTTTCTACCTAGATGGCGACGGTGTAGCACCGAACGGAAACCCTGCAGGCTTTGGGATATCTTTTCCAATTGCAGATGTTGATAAGGGCGACTACTTCCTGAGGACAGATTATCTACCAAACAGATTATTCCGTTATGACGGAAATCGATGGGTAAAGATAGAAGATTCTGTCAGGATAACTACAACAAACAACGATTCAAGAGCAAACTACAAAACAGGTTTTGTCAACAACACAACAGAATCTACAATTAATGGACTGACTGTCACACAAAGACAGTCCTTAACAGATGCTCTTAAACCAAAGGCTGACAATTAATGTTACATTTCTACGAAGGACAGGTTAGAAAGTTTTTAACTCAATTTATAAGGATATTGAGTAATTTCTCAGTTGAAACAGGAAAAGGAAGCGACGGTTCGGTTAGTTTAAGAGCTGTGCCTGTCGTGTACGGAGACCCAACCAGGCAGGTAGCCAACATCATAAGAAACAATTCAGAGAATGCTTTGCAGTATGCACCAAGAATTGCGGCTTATGTTAGGGAATTGAACTATGACAGGGACCGAATGCAGAACCCTTATCACATAGAAAAACAGCATCTGAGGGAAAGAGATGTGGATGATGACGGTAACTACACCAACCAATTGGGTGCAGGCTACACTGTAGAGAAGGTAATGCCTTCGCCGTTTAGGCTTGAAGTGTCTGCTGACATATGGACTACAAACACAGACCAAAAGTTACAAATAATGGAACAGATACTGTATCTTTTCAATCCTGATTTTGAGATACAGAAGACAGACAACTATATTGACTGGACTAGTTTAAGTTATGTTGAATTGACAGGGGTAACATTCAGCAGTAGAACAATACCGATAGGTGCAGATTCAGAAATTGATGTTGCAACGCTTACATTCTCTATGCCAATATGGTTATCACCACCTGTAAAAGTTAAAAAGTTGGGTGTTGTACAAAAAATTATAATGAGTATATACGACGACGATGGTGGAATAGCCAAGGGCTTAATTGACGGAGAGTTGGCTTCAAGAAGTTTTATCACACCAAACAATTTCGGACTACTGGTATCAGGAAACCAATTAAGATTGTTAGGAACAACAGGTGTAAATGTGAAATCTGGTGGCGACGGCTTCCATACAGGAGCCAGAGATCCAGGATTAGCAGATCCATTTGATACATTCGGACCGCCATTGAATTGGAAATTAATCTTAGATCAGTATGGAAAAGTGATCAACGGAACGTCTCAAATAAGACTACAACAACCAAACGGAAACCAAGTGATTGGTACAATAGCAACCACCACTTTGGATGACACAATACTACTTTATACAATAGATTCGGACACGATACCAAGCAATTCACTTACTGCTGTCAAAAAAATTATTAACCCTGCAACGTTTGATCCAGGCACTCCAGTAGATGGAGATCGTTATTTGGTCATAAATGACGTTGGAGATTCTACAGCAAGTTTCCAAAGTAGCACTTGGGGTACTTTGGTAGCAAAAGTTGGTGATATCATCGAATACAACGGCACAACTACCAAATGGAACATAGCGTTTGATGCCTCTGATCCTGACTCAACCCAGCACTACGTTACCAATCTGAACACGGGCATACAATACAGGTTTACAGGTACTGAATGGGTCAAGTCATACGAAGGTGTCTACAAACAAGGCGATTGGAGTATCGTGCTTGACGGTGGTTACCAGCAGACAGAGGACGCTGACTCCAACGATGCTACTACCCCTTGATAATTTAAAGCATACCTGTTATAATATAATATGAAAGATAATATAG